CACCTTGCATCTATTGATGACATCAAAGGTTCTGGTTCCATCAAACAGATCAGCTTTGATATTATTACTTTCGCTCGTAACATGGTAGCATCTAACGAAGATGAACGTAACACTATCCACTTGAGAGTCTTGAAGTCACGCTTCACTGGCTTGACAGGGGACTGTGGTTCTGCCTACTATGACCAAAGAACTAAACGTTTGAAAGGTCAAGTAGATTTCTTGGACTATAACGTAGGAGCTTAAATGACTAATGCTATTCACAAAGTAGCAGAGTACATTAGAAGTAACAGAGAAGGTGCCCGAGGGAGAAATCACTTGGGCATCGAACTGCTTAACAGACATGTAGACTACGGTGTTGACTACGAGGAGCTAGTCATTGCAGCAGTGCAGGCTGCACAGAGCGTGTTCCTTAAGTCACGTAGAGCTAACGGTAAACCGTTCAAGCTAACAGCTACATCGTCTGCCATAGGTCTCGCAGTAGTGTCGAGGATAGGATTGAGAAACAGCACCTACACTGAACTGTTTTCATTAGGTGATTTATTTATAGAAGCTTTCCTTATCCTTGGATTCCTAGAGATCGAAAGAGAGTACGAAGGGTTTCGTGCTCCGTATGTTCTATACCTTACAGAGAAGTGGGAAGAGCTAGGTGAAATACCTGCAGCTTATGAGAACGCTACCCTGCTAGGTACTGCATTCCATAAGTTCCCTCTTATCCGTGGACTGAGAAACCCAGTAACTAAAAGGCCATACATAAAACGTATGACTTCAGAGAGAGACTTTAGTCAGTGTCTTAACGAACCATTTGTTAAAGCATTAGATAAACTACAGAGAGTTCCTTGGAGACTTAACACTACCCTAGTAAAAGCATTACGAGATAATGTATCTAAGTTCCTGGATATGGAGGACAGGACTGACAAGGGTAGATCTAAAAGAATCGAGATGAAGTTTATCTTAAACAAAGCTAGAGCTATTGGTGATAAGACTTTCTACCAAGCGGTGGAGTGTGACTATCGTGGCAGGGTTTACTATACAGAACCCTTCCTAAACTTCCAAGGTTCTGACTTGGCTAAGGGACTCTTTGAGTTCTCTGATAGTAAGTTACTAGATGAGCGTGGGTTCTACTGGTTGTGCATACACACTGCGTGTTCTTACAATCAATCGTATACACTAGAAGAGTTAGCATCGTTAGACTGGTTAACCGAAGACTACAGGACTCACTTAGAAGAGGAAGGCTTAGATACTATTTCAGTAGACAAGATGACCTTAGATGACAGGGCTCAGTGGACAATACAGAACATGAAGAGTCTGATAGAGGACGCAGAGAACCTGAAGTTCAGAGTAGAAGCGGAGAAGCCCATAACACTACTGGCTTGTTGCTTGGACCTAAAGGGGTACAGAGATAGTACAGGAGAGTATTACTCACACCTACCTATACCAGTTGATGGTAGTAACAATGGTTGGCAACACCTAGCCGCAATGTCTAAAGATAAACAAGCTGGTGAGTTAGTATCACTTGTTCCTCAGAGTATACAAAAAGACTTTTATGTACAGGTTGCGAAACGTTTGATCGCTCGTATGCCTGAATGGTTTGCTGAACGTAACATGCCAATGAAGTCTATACGTAAGGGCATTGCTAAACGTGGGTCTATGACAAGAGCCTACTCTGCAGGACAACGTAAGATCGCAGAGAATATGTATCATGATTGTAAAGTAGAAGGTTACGATAAGAAGTATAAGATCACTAGAGAGGACTGTGATTTGCTTGCTAAGAACTTAATACTTGCTATCAACGATACATGTGTAGGTCCCCTAAAGACCATGAAGTTCTTGCAAAAGGTAACTAACTTTATAATAGATAGTGGTAAGCCTTGCCTGGAATGGACTACACCCTCAGGGTTCCCTGTGCTATACGAAGTGTGGAAGCAAAAGAACATGACGTTTAGAAGCACCATAAGAACCTTGGGTCGTATAGGTCATAGCGTTAAGATACCTGTAGTAACTAAAGATGGTAACTTAATACCCTGTCGTAGATCGTTTGCATCTGGATGTTCACCTAACTTTGTGCACTCAATGGATGCAGCACATATGGCTATGGTAATCAAAGCATTCCCTGGAACCTTTGGTGCTGTGCATGACTCGTTCTCTACCCATGCATGCGATGTAGATAAACTAATAGAACATACTAAGTGGCAGTTCGCCATGTTATATAATGTAGATAATTTCTTTGATACGATTCAATCTATGTTGATTGATGACTTCAGAGGATACTCTGTAACACAACCTGAACTAGGTACCTTGAAAGTTGAAGAGGTAGTTAGCTCAGATTATTTCTTTTCTTAACCTAAGGATAATTATATGAAGAAAAATAAAGTAGTAAAAATGCCTGGTGTAGTGGATACTGAAGCACCAGTGCTAACTGAGGACCACTTCGAGACAGAGCAAGAGATGGTAAGAGATATTGAGGAGTTAGTCCATAAGTATAACGGTAAAGTTTCTAACATCGCAATGATAGGTGCACTGGGTCTTTACGCCAATATGATTTCCCTTGGGTCTTTGGAGGTAATGAATGAAAATGTCTAGTGGTTATGAGATCTTTGAAGATCTAGAAAACAAAGTTGTAGACTGGGGGTATGATAAGGGGATTCTAACCTACGATCCTCCAACTACAGAAAGAAAACTAAAACAGTTTACCAAGACGGAAGAAGAAGTAATAGAATTGTTTGAAGCTATTAAAGCTGATGACAAGGATGAAGCTGTAGATGCTATCGGTGATATCTTAGTAACCCTGATTATGCAAGCTAAGCTTTGGAATACAAACCTATACGATTGCCTTAACGAAGCATATGAGGTTATTAGTAAACGAACAGGGCGAATGGTAGATGGTATCTTCGTCAAGGATGAATAACAATGAGTGAAAAGAAATCATATAACATTATGAGACATGATGGTATTGATGATATGGAATACGTAGAGGAGCTAGGTCTTGATCCAGCACTTGCATATACACCAGAGATCAACGAGGCTATCATTGAACACGTAGCTGCAGAAAACTTTGCAGGTTATATTGCCCAAGGGATGGAGCCTGAAAGGGCCGAGGCAATGGCTAATGATTTAGCAAACAAAGCTAGAGCTACAGTGAAAGAAGCACAACCTATTCTAAATAAGAAAGGTTATTAAAAAAAAAGGACCCCAATAAAGGGGTCCAAGAGGGGCCTTAGCGGGCCCCTTATTTTTTTAGTTGTTATATGTCGGGTAAGTTCTCACTGCTCGTCAAAAGCTTTAAGGACTTTGCTAAGTTTTAAATCATCAGCAGCATACTGTAGTACCTCTGCTTCTGTGCCCATAACATCATAATCCTTTTTGATATTCTGAGCTGCCTTCCTTGAGTTCTTAATAGCATCCCTGACTAGCTTCCCTACTTGTTCTTGTGGAGATTGACCATCAATGGTGTATTCATTTCTTAACAAGAACTCTTGAGCAGCTACGAGATCTCCATATGTTGCTGTCTCTTCCAACAATCTATCCCTGAAAGTTCTTCCAGTTTCTTTTACATCAGGATTAGCTGTAGATAATCTAACAAGTTTACTAGCTACCCATTTCACAAGATCACCATCAGCTTCCATGTCTATAGCAGACTTCAAGTTCTTGCCCATGTAATCTTTTCTACCAAAATGTACATTACCAATAACATTCTTTTCTAAACTTTTAAGTACACCACCTGATGTAGTTAGGTCTAACCAAGAGTTATTAATAGCTCTACGAGAAGCTGTCATAGAACCTAAGTCTGTTACAATAGCATCATAAATAGGTAGTACAAAAGGTCCCTTCCCTTTATTTTCTCTTGTAATATTCTGCCAGTTCTTTCCAGCAAATACATTTAACATAGTAGCACCGTCATATCCCTGACCAAATGCAATCAAGATAGAACCCCTAGCCCTTGCACCTATCATGCCTTGCTTCTCAGCATACGGAGTAAACTCCCGTACTTTAGGTGTAACAACTACCTTAGTTTCTGGTGGTATTCTATCAATCTGTTTTTGTATTGCAGCTTTACGTTTAGGATCAGTAGTCTTTTCTAGTTGAGCCTCAAGCTTTTTCCTGTTCAATCTTCTTCCAGAAGTATCTACTGGGGCAGCAGCTTGCGTCTTGTAAGTAGATCTTGTAGGATCATCCTTAGTTACAAACCCACCAAAGGATACCTTGCCACCTGAAGGACTATCAAGAGTTACAGGTCTACCGTACAAAGCAGACACTTCTACAAATCTTTTTAGGCTAGATGCAAAGTTAGTTATCTCATTACCTAATGTTAGCTCAATAGCTTGATTTCTGAAATCATTAAGGAACTCTGCAGCTTTAGGTACACCCCCAGGGAAATCACTTTTAATTAGAGTCTCAAGCTCTGGGTTACTTAGTATAGTATCATACACGGAATCAATAAGGTTCTGTAGTTCTTGCCCGTAACTGAATGTCATCAACGGCATCTTCCTAAAGTTACCTTTATCTTCTGATGCTAATGTAATCATATCCCTAAGCATATCTACTTGCGCTTCATTGTATCCATACTTACGCATCCAAGCGGCATCATGCAATACAGTAGAACCAACCTCGCCATTCATAATTTCTTCAAGGTTTTCTTGCAGAGTATCTCTTATGTCTCCTTCATAGGCATCCCTGTTAGGTATGTCTTTAAAGTTACCTAGTATTTTCTCTTGACCTGCAGCTCTCTTAACACCTACACGATACAACTTAGACTCCATGCCTAAAGCAGCAAACATAGATGCTAGCCCGTTAGATATCCCATCAATCTCTATAGCATTTATAGATGTATGAAATGATGATCCAGACTTTACAGCTGCATCATACTTTGCTAACTCAACTAAATAATCTACCACTTGAATAAAGTGTTTGTGCGAATCGTTCTCATTAGTTATAGATTCTAAGAAAGACTTAACATCCATATCTTGTAGAAGAACCTGAGGCAAAGTAGCTTTGATTCCATCTACACCCGAGATACCCTTAGGAGTACTCTTAACATTCTTGAGTTGATTCTGTGTGGCAGTAGGATCATAGTTGTCTAGTGCATTTTTAATCTTAGTACCAATAGCTACTAGTTTGTTATACCTAGGTGTTCTACCATACATATGTTCCCTAGCATTCTTTACAGATGCTTCAGGTATTAATCCAGCACCATCAAAGAATAAATACCCCATGTTCTCTAAGAAGTTCTTTTCCATTGGAGATCCACTTCGGGGTTGTATCTGATACTTAACACCAGATCCTACTATGTTTCTAACAAGGTGACTGTTTTGGAATGACATCTTGTTTTGATGAGTAGTAAGTCTTTGAGTAGCTTTCTGATTAAAGTAGCTATAGTGGAACACTTGTCCATCATACTTAGCTAGGTTAACTAAAACCTCTAAGTGTTTGTTAGCATTCTGATAGTACAAGTTCCTAAGTACGTTAGGGTCACTAAACTTTCTAACAAGCTCTTGCCTAAACGTTATATCCTCTTTTAATTTATTAATCTTATACATTAAAAATGGTAAAGGGTTTTCTGTATACGCAGCTTGTGCTTCTTTCAAAGCTATTTGTTTTTTCTGAACAATAGTTTCCTGCTTCTTAGCTATCCCTAAAATTTTATTGTATCTTTGCTCACCTAAATCAAAAGCATTGTGAGTGTAGTTACCACCCGTACCTCTACCTGATGATATAGGATTAGTAGCAAACGCATAAGAACCAAACATCAAAGCAATCTTAGATCTTTGATTATCAAATACAACATCTACCTCATGGGCATTTTGCTTTGCTTCTTGCACAACATCAGGATCGGGGTTAGGGTTTTGACCAGTGCTAGTTCTAGCCAGAGAGCCTTCAAACTCCATGCCACCTGTTGGTGATTTACTAACCATCAACGGGTAGTCAAAGTCCACAGGTCTGTACTTGTGTACTTCTTTTTCTAAAGTTTCAAAACCTTCTCTAGTTAGTGCATAACCTCTAGTAGCCTCACCCTTCTGACCTGGTAATATAGTTACCATGTTAGGATTAGCTTGGGCGTAGGTATCCATACCCCACTTACCTAATAACTCAAAGGCTTCAGGTGTCATGTTATTGTAGTCTTGTACGTATGCATCAGAAGATTCACCTTCCATTTCAGAACGCATCTTACGTACACCCTTAAACAACTCACGACCTAAGCCCTGCATAGAGAAGTCTTGCTCCATCTCTTGTGGTCTTCCACGTTGAGCTTCTACTTCCTGAGTAGCACCCATAGCTTCTTGCTGTAACATAAATGGTTCTATTACAGAAGCAATAGCTAGCCCATACACTGGGTTAATTATTGCAGGCTGTGTGGTCGTTAGGTCATTATAGTTAGTTAGTTTACCATCTCCATCTATATCTACTTCAGCTGGATTCCACTTAGGGTTCCATTGACCTATACCCAAACCTTGTCTAGATAATAGTAGGTTAGACTTTGTAAGAGCAAGGGAGCTTGGGCCCTTGTTCATACGCATGGTAGTCTCTTTGTCATCCCTGTTAAACTTTTCTAACTGACTATCAAACAATGGATTATTAGGGTCCATATCAGTTGCTTGCTTTATAGGTAGAGATATAGGGTCAAGTTGATTAGATATTGTATCAGCAAAACCTCTTAATCTGTTAGTCATGTCATGACCTAAAGATTCCTCTACACCTAACAAACCAACAGTCTCACCTTGTTGTGCAGGTTGTATACCTGTACGCTCAAGTAATCCTGGGACTCTTTCAGCTTCACGCTGTGCTGCCCTTGGGTCTTCATCAATACCCTGTTGGGCTTGAGGGGGTGCTAAGTCTACTTGACTCGGGTCAGCTGTAGTCTCAGTAACAAGACGCTGTTCCAAATCATCTGAAGGAAGAAGGCCTTCCGTTGGCCCAAACTCTTCATCCATTCTTTCACGTTCAGCCCTGCCTTCCTCAGCCTGACCTCGTAACTGTGCTAGCTGTTCCTCTAGCCTTTGATCCATCTCTTCTGCTGTAAGTTCCTTGGGGCCTACAATCGTAGACCCGCCTGCTCTTCTAGCCATTTACTATTCTCCTGTTATCCAACCTTGTTCTACAGATGTGTCATACAGTCTATGTTTAAAGGGACCTAGCGGAGTTAAGCCTAAGCCTCTCTTCATAATACTACGGGAACTACCCTCCATGACACCCTGTCCGAAGCCCACTATGTTTTCAAAGATACCTGCAACAGGGGCTTCTCCTGATACAAGATTCCAAACTGCTTCTCCTGCATTTCTACTTCTATCCTTGTAGAGAGGCAAGACATAATTGTTACTCCATATTCTTTCTGTTGTACCTAACAACCCTGTAGAGTACAAGGCTCTCAAATATTTCTCTTGATCAGAAAGATATGGTGATGATTCACCAAACTTGATGAGATCTTTAAGATGTTGTGAAGCGTAACCTAACATAAGCATAGACATGATTGATGCAAAGGCTGAGAACTTCATGCCTGGATTTGCAGTCTTAATACTATCCCACATATTAGGTAAGTGATTTGCTGTAAACTCAGAGATAAAACCTTGGAACTGCGTAAACATTGCAAAGTGCGGGTTACTGTAGAACAAAGGTCTACTCATAGCACCTGGCATTGGTACTGCAGCATTAATAAAGTTTATCAAACCATTGTTAAACTCTTTATCCCAAGCAGCAAGCAAAGCTTCATCAGGCATTACACCCATGTCTTGAGCTACCATCAGTCTACGAGATAGCTCTAGCATTCTATCTATAGGTATACCCATATACCTTAACATCTTTTCAGCTTCCATAGATTCATTAGTAGGTGGTTTACCTTCTTGTCTATGGATGATGTCAATATTTTCTATTAAGAAATCATTGTAGATAGCTGCCCTCATGGTACGTGTAAGGTTAGTAATACCTTGCAAACCAATAATTTTAAAGAACGAGTTCATCAATGCTTCTGTAAACTGGTTAGTCTCAGATACACCGACTACTGTAGCAGCACCAGTCTTTTGCGACAGGAAGCCTGCTTCTCTCATCATCTTACGGGGGTCATCAATATCCTTGTGCCTGTAGTCCTCACCTAATCTTTTAGCTCTTGACTTTAACTGCCAGTCAAATGTACTAAACTTAGGTGCAACACCAGTGATCCTACCCATCTCTCTAAAGTACTCATACATTTCCTTACCTGCCAGCATCCCAAATGATCCTGCATTCTTATGTAAGTTACGTAATGATGCACCTTTAGATACTAAGGCAAGTTCTACAATAGATGATATAGCTGCTAGTGGTAACATAGATAATGTAGCTGTAACAGTTAAGAACTTTTGTGCTCCACGTATAGCTGTATTATCAATCCTTTTATAGTTACCAGAATCAGCGTTAACCAAATCTCTAATGTCTGATGCAATATCTTCTATAGCTTCTCGGGCTGCTATCTCAGCTTCTGACCCGATCTCAGCGTCACCCCTTAGGTCCTCATATACTTGTCTAAGCTGTTCCATAAGAACCTTACTGTCACGACCAATAAACCTACTCATAGTCATGTAACGTGCAGAACCTTTCATTAGGTTCTCAAGGTTTCTAAACAGATCTTGCTCTAAGTAATTAGAAAACTTAGGGTTATCAGAGATATTTAATGAACGTCTCTTGTGTGTCTTGGGGAAGATACCACCCTTAGTTAAGTCAAAGGCTTCATCTAATGTGTTAACATCTGGATTATCAACTATTAAATCAGTAACAGCATTGGCTACCTCAGGGCTTAAGTCATACTCTTCTTGTAACAACTTAGAGAACTTAGCTCTATCCTTAGCTATAGCTGATTTTAAAAATGTTTTACTTCTAAAGATGTGGTCTTGCAAGTTACCAATTCTAGTTTCACCTGTGGCTTCTTGAACTGCTGTAATGTTACGAAACATTGCATCATCTACTGCATACAGATCAGCCATAAACTCTTTGATAGCTTGAGCGTTGTCTGTAAACTCTTGCTTGGATAAGTTATTCCAATCAATAGCCTCTAAGATCTGATCCACACCCATGTGTTTCTTATTACCTTTACCATCAGTAATAGGTTTTATTTCCGATAAATAAAAGTCATACATTAAAGCTGATATAGCTTTCTTTCTTTTACCATAAGACTTAGCCTTAACCTTAAAGCTACTTAGGACATCCTCAATAGGACGTAAGAAACTTTCAAAGTGTGTAAAGTTAAGTATCTTATCATTCTGAAAGTCTACACCACCATATGTTTTATTTTTCCTACCACCAAACTGATCGTATAGTAATCGTAGTGCTTTACTTTTTTGTAGCATATCAGTGGTAATGCGAGTATCTAGAGCGGTACGTAATGCCGCTACAGGATCTGACAAAGCATCCTTAAGCTTTTGTGTACGAGTACGCTCTTCTCTTCTAGTCTCACCAGCATCTGCTACTGTATCAAACTTTTCCCTGCTGTCAGGGTCTCTACCAGACCTTCTATCAGCTTCATCTCTACTTCTAAGACTTCGCCATACATTGTTTAATTTGTATGTGATACTAGGTACTACGCCTAGCTTTGTCCCATCAGAAGTATCATCAGCCGCTTCTTGCCTAAACCCTGTAGTAGCATCATCAAATCTTTTATCATACTCAGATTTAGCAACACCTGCATCTGTCCATGAACCTGCTTGAAATGCAGCGCCAGGTACAGAGAAGGCACTACCAATCATACCACCAGCAATCAAAGCATTAGCCATACGTTCTTCTAACTCAGCGTAGTCCCAAGTTTTATCAGATCCAAGTACAGCCGCAGTGTATTGGGTAAGCTCTTGGAGAACCTCTGTAGACCCCTCAATACCACCAGCAACAGCCAATCGTTTAGCTGTCTGTTTTAAAATGTATGACTTAGTAATTTGGTTCTTTACAAAATCACCAGCATCCCCTACATAAGATAGCAGCTCACGTTTAGTAGAGTTAGCTAATACTTGTTTAGCTTGATCTCTAGTTTCAGCCATACCAGCTTGCAATATAGCATCTAATGCTTTTTCTTTAGCTTCTCCTGTAAGAAAATGACTAGGCGTAAAAGTACCCATTGCTGCCTTAAGACCTAAACGATCCAATGCAGCTGCAAGAGTACCACCAGCAAGGGCTGCACCATAGCTTTTATCTTCCATTCTGCCTGGCATTTCATCAAGTATCATACCTGAGTACATAGCTACAGGTGCTGCAAGACTATCACCATATGTAAATGGAGCAGCAAGTACCGAAGCTGCAGTAACACCCATAAACGGCAAGGACATTGCAACATTAGCACCTAAGAACTCTGTAACCTGATCGAACGAAGTCCAATCTACATCCTTATAACTAAGTCTAACCTTAGGTGCTCTAGCTAATGTAAATTTACTTTCAGCTACACTACCTTCTAGCCAGGCTTGAGCATTATCAAGGTCCATAGTATCCATAAGAGCTGCACCAGTAAGCTTAAAAGCATTACTTGCAGAACTAATACCTGCACCCCATGCATCAGACCATGGTGTTTTAGATGTGTTATCAAAGTTTGCATCTTTGTTTCTTAAGACTACACCCGAAAACAAATCAGGAAATGAAGCATACTCTTCCTCATTAAATGCATCCATCTTAGCAAGAGGTACACCGTTAGTAGGATCAAGGCTTGCTACTTTAATTAGCTCTGAAGCTAGTTCATAATCTGTTTGTGGTTCATCCTTACGCAGGGCTCTAAGACCTTCACCATACAAAAACCTTGTATAGCTATCATCAGACATCATGTGTGTAGATTCACCTATAAAGGTAGGCCTTGCGATACCTGCACTAATCAAGAAGTTAGTAAAAGAGTTTCCATTGGAGTCCCTAAGGTCCCCAATCTTACGACCATACTTATCTTCTTTATCAGTTGTTGTTACGTTTGTGTATCCATACTTATTGGCAAGATAAGAAACATATTGTTTTACCTTCTCACCACCAGCTTCACCTACTGAGTAACCCTCTTCACGAGTTACTTTAGTAAGCTCAGCTAAGTCTATTTCTGGAAACCTAACACGCTCCCCAGTTTCTTGATTAATGATAGTATCACCGTCAAGAAAAGAGAACCCTGAGTTTCCGACTTGAAAGTCGTCTGTGAGAAGTGCAGCCTCAGGTACTGCTCTCCTCTTTTCTGAGGCATAAGAGGCTACTGCATCAGAGACTTTTTTCATTCTCTTGTGCACGCCTGTACCTTCTTCCTGTGATCTGCGATAATCATTGTTATCAAGGAACTCAGAAGACGCTTCTTCGTAGTTACCTTCATTTAATAATCGTACAAAAGTCGGAGAAGTACCCAAGTCACCTCTATACTCAGCTTGTATTAGCTCAGCTTGCAAGGCTTCTGGTAGATCTCTTAGGCCTGGGATTCGTCTTTCAGCTCTGTCAACATGGTGTTGATAAGCAGCTTCAAAACCTTTTTCAATCCATTCCCCAGTTTGACCAACTCCCTGTGTAATAATACCTTTAGTGTCAAGGTAAGGGGTAGCAACGTACCCCTCTTCCTCAACTACTCGTTTCTCCGCATAGGTTAGTTCTCTACCTATGTTTTGTTCGACTTGAGCTATTGCGTCTTGCCCATAATATACTTGTTTGTTGTCGCTCATAATCGACTATTCTCCTGTAATCAGGTTAGGATTTCTTTCTATCAGCTAGCATATCAAGTACTTCTTTTAAGCTTGGAGATTTGTAATCAGGTGATGCTTCTTGTCCTGATACAATACCTTGAATCCACAACATAGCTGGTGATACAGCTTCAGCTTTTTTATCTGAAGTATTTTTAGATGCTTTGGTCCAGTAAGTAGCAAACTTATTTGTACCATCTCCAAATTCTTTAAGGAATTCGTCAGACAATACACCATATATATCTGCCTCTGTGTAAGAACCTTTACCTAATCTTGAGTTAATGTTATTCGTAATTTTACCTACTACATTGTTAGTACGAGACCAACCGTTAACACCTATCTCTTGCTCTGGATTACCAGCAATACTAAAGAATGCTTCTGGTATATTAGTTTTACTAATGTCGTACGTAAGTGCTTCATAGTCCATATAACCTATAAGATCTTTAGAACCTTTAGCTCTACCCTGAGATACTGCACGAAGGTAATTTTGAATACCTCTGCTAGCCATAGCCTGAACATCACTAGAATTATAATCTGCTGTTTTACCATACTTGTTAGTAAAAGCAACCATAGCTTCTCTAATAACATAAGGTGACTTAGCGTTGTTAAGCTCCTTAATAATACCTTGCCTAACACCAGGCTTTATATCTTCATTAGCATTTAACTCATCAATCAAATCACCAGTTATTGTTTCTGCATCTGTTAACATAAAGTCAGTGAGTACTTGCCTTTGATCTTCAAAGTCTAGCCCCTCACCAACAACATACCCTTTACTTAATAAAGATTGTATTGAGTAGGGTTGCGTATCTCCAGTTCCAAATGTAAAGCTTTGATTGTCTTTAGATAAATATACTGTAACGTTTTGATTCTGATCTGCATTATAAAGAACAACAGGTTTAGAGTAATCAATAGTTTGATTTTCTCTTTGCTTTTTCATTGCAGCTATTTTCTCTTTACCATAGATACGCTCAAGCTCTCGCTCATGTTTTGTAGTAGCAGCTTTTTGCTCCCACTCATTAGCTAATACTTGGCTTGCAAGGGTAACCCCATCGTATCCCAAAGCACGACTAACAGCGTATGCAAAGAGTGCTCGTTGGTTTGCAGGGTCTTTAAACTGTGTAACAACTACATCCTTAACACCATCCCATAGTTTAGATAAGAAACTTTTCTTAGGGTCTTTTACAACATTACCTTTATTATCAAGGACTTCTTGATTAAAAGTTTCTTCTATTGTTTGTTGGCTTGACCCTTCACCAGGCATTAACCTTGGGAAGTCTTCAGTAATTAAAGTTTCATCTACAGCGTTATCAATTAAAACTTTAGCTTCTTGATTGCTTGGGTCTGAGATTATATTATTGTTAGTTACAACTTCTTGATCTACTTCTTTATCATCAGATTTTTTTCCAATCAAAAGAGGAACATCATCTTCATTAAGCGCAAGAGGTTTAACTTCAGCATTAAAATACTTACCATCTCTTGTAACACCATACTTTTCTTCTTGGATAATTTTGTCTATAGCTTCTGGTTTAGCTTGAGGAAATAGGTTAGGGTTTGCTTTTCTCCACGCATCTCTTTCTTGTTCAGAAACAGGCGTATTTTTAGAAAGTTTTTCTCTTTCCCTTTCCATGTCTTTTAATACTATATCCTTAGCAAAAGCCCTTCGTCTTTCTTCGGTTGCAGCAGGAAATATTTTCTTGCCTTTATCAGTTTCTAAGTATTCTGTTATCCTTCTTTCAAGCTCACTTGGTTGTTTTACTTCAGGAACATTACCCATTAAAGGTACGCTACCAAACTGCTGACTAAACTGACCTTCTGGTGTATTATCATTTAAGGCTGTTCCTTTTTTATAACCACCTTCAGCGTAGTCAATACCCTCTTGAGGGTCATCAAATACCTTTACATTATTAAGAGACTTGTTATAATCAAGAGCTGCATTAGGATCTGTAAACTCATGAAGTCTACCAAGACCAGGCATATCTACAATCATAGGAAAAGCTGTCATTTTACCTGTTGCGGGATCTATTTCAGCTCTCATTTTATGTGTACTTATCATACCATTTGGTTGCATAATACCCCTATTAGGGTCATCAAGTCTTGTTTGATAATGAGGTATTCCAGTATCTACATACTCAGACGTATGTGGTCTTCCATCTTGAACAACAGGAATCTTAATTTCAGGAACTTCCGTTGCAGTTGATGTATCCACTTCACTTAATCCAGATCTAAACGGTATCTTAGTTCCTTCAGGCTTTGTCTTTTTCTTGTCTTTTTCAATGGCTCCACCTAAAGCGGTAAGCACATCTGCAAAGAATGTAAATTGTGACATATTGCCTCCTTAAACAAACCTACGTGGTTGTCTCTTTTGTTGCATACGAGTCTGCATATTTACAAGTGATCTTTCGTATGGGTTTACTCTTTGTCGTTGACTTACGGGTAATGAAAGGTCTTGGGGTGTAGACCCTCTAACTCCTGGTTTGGGTGCCATTGCAGATTGTAATGCTGCTACTCCCATACCAGGTGCAGCATCTTTCATAAACCCACCAAGCTTACTACCTAGTGTAGCTTTAGTTCCTTCTGCAGCAGCTACTTCACCAACCCCAGTAGTTAAGGCTTGTTGTGCAGCAAGGTTACCTGCGTTAGCATTAAGTGCAGCAGTAGTCATACCTTGCTCAACTATAGGAGCACTAGCTTTTGTAACTGTTGCAGCTCCAGCTCCCGCTCCTGCACCAGTCCCTATACCAGCCCCAAGGCTAGTACCAAGTACACCGCCTCCACCAATACCTGCCATACCTGCAAGAGGCCCCATTGCACCAAGACCTAAACCTATTAGTGCTCCTTTTTCTCTATCTTCTGGATTAGCTAGCGCCCCTAGTGCAGCCCCACCTAATGCCATTGTTGCTAATGTTGCGAAACTCATACGTCTACTCCTAATAATTTATAGTTTGGCTCTTCAAGACCAATAGAAGAATATGAAGGAGCAGTTACCTCCTCCTCTAGTTCATCTAGATTTTCTTCACTTTTAATTGTTGTTATATGCACGTTAAGAATAACTGAATCTTCTATTGCATAGAATGCTCTTTTAGAACCAGCAGGTGCGGCCCAAGTACTGGGAGCTGTTATTACCTTACGTCCTTGTTCTGATACAACAGACATCTTACCCTTTACCAGTGTTATAATATGAGGGTGTCTATGTAATGCGCCTGTAATTACCATACCCTTAGGTACGCTTAGCTCCCTGCCATACAAGCACAGATCATTAAAGTCCTCTATGGGATCTGTAAAGTAATGATTAAGACCTGTTTGGTCCATATTATCTTCAACCTTACCAGATTCCATAGCGTCCTTAAGGGCTTCTTCTAAATAAGAAACACTTGCCTTCAGCTTTAAATCTGTTGTCATATTATTATCCTATTTATTTACCACCCGATTGGACTGTTTTCTGTACACTACCAAAGTTAATACCACCGAGCATCTCTGAAGCATCTCTATACACATCTCTTGGAGCTTGTTGTTCAAATTCAAATCGTTCTCTATCAGCATCTATTAGTCCTTGTTCTATACCTTCGTATCCAGCACCAACATCTCTTAATATTTGACTTGGTTGTAACGCAGCATCTTGTAACGTAGGTACTTGTCTCATCATATCTGCTTGTAGTTGTCTATTAGAAGTAACAATATCTTGTAGTGCCTGCGATCTTGCGCCTGCCATAGCTCCCACGTAATCTCCTGTGGCTTCTGCCTCTAACAGTGCAGCTCTATCGCCACCAAATGCTCCACCTTTAACTGCAGCTGATCCGATACCTGGAAGAGTTTCTTCGTAAAATTGATCTGTTAATGGTTGAGTGACTGCTTGTAAATACTTTTCTGTTTGAGGATCATCTAACGGATCATACGCCATAGCTGATCGAAACCTATCCATAGCTGATTGACCTATTTCACCAGCAGCCCCAGCAGCTCCAGCTTGACCAGATAAACCTGCATAGGTGTATTGATTAGGGTCTGCAACAGTTTGACCCCCATAATACTCCATAGGCCCTAATTGTTCCATCTGCTCAGCATAGCCTAGCTGTTTATTTAATATTGCTCTTTGCTCTTCTGATGGCTCTGAAGTTGTAGTTGATGATCCTCCACCGCCTTTGCATTGAATCATATAGTTATCTGTAAAGCACCCTATAGATTCATCATAGTTAGCCCCTAGTTGAGACCGTTTACCTTTAAGTTTCATTATTAGATCCTTTATTATCTTTGTTGGTTTTCAAGTCTTTACCTATAATAGTATATCTACTTGAATACCCATGTTTCTTTAAGGCTTTAAGCCAGCCCCTTCTGCCAAATACTTGTATGTCATCACATCCATTTGCTATAGCCCAGTCTTCTACAGACTCTATATGACCCAAAGCATTAAGTACACCTGTACCAGCCCTACCTCCCATGTAACAAATCTCACACGTTTTCTTTTTAGGGTAATCTATTATCTGAGTAATTACCGTAGCAACAAACTCATTATCAAGAGTACCTAACCATATTTGTTTACTACCATCAATTAATTCTTTTATGATGTCCCGTACCTCACGCTCCCCATAAGAAAACCTTAGGGCAGACTCAATGTGCTCTATAGTTGATACAGGTATATCTTTAAAGTGTTCTCGTGTCCACATGCAAAGCATATAGTCCTCCAGTTTATATTAAGAATCCCAAGGGAAATCCATAGGACCTTGTAATTGCTTCTTATCTTCTATTTGAGTAGCTATAGCAGCTTCAATTGTATCTACCATATCACTACCAAGTGTTTCTTTGACCCAACCTATTACTTGCTCTTTTGTTAAGTCATTAAAGTTTGTATAACCTTCTGCAGTTTCATCAGGAGTGTACTCTACAAACGCATCATAATAACCGTGGTAGCTTCTAGAGTTTAAGCCCTCACCTGTAACTTCTTCGTCCCATGCAAAATAAAGGACGTAAGTAATACCACCACTATCATTAGCTTTTATTTCTTTAATATCCCATGTAACAGCCATTATGTCATCCTTATTCTTATGTAACTTGAATATCTGTATAAACCACCTATAGGTACGCCAGCTAATCCTGCCGCATTATCTGTGTTGTAACTAGGTGTATCTTTAAGAGCTTGCATAACTATACCACTAACAGCACTGGAACGTGGACCAACATACATAGATGTATAACGTGCACCGTCAGCTGTACCTGTTCCTACACTAAAGTGTTGTTCTGTTGTCACATTGTAATCGTTCCATTGTCCAACGCTAACAGCGCCAATAGTTGTTGCAGAGCTACCACTAACAGGTGTTGTAATCCCTCGTCCCAATGCAATGTTAGAAAACCCATTACTAGCGACAGCACCATTACCAAATGAAAACGATGTATCCCCAAAGGAGTAACTTTGGTTTCCACCTGCAAAACTATTATCTCTATACGCTTTAGATTTGTACCCTATAGCCATAGATTGTGACGCAGTAGGTCGACCACTAGCAGGGGGTTCACCACATTGTGTCAATGTTCCCAAAGCTACACTACTAGGGGCGTTGTCGTACACATGAGTTGCACTACCATAAGCAAAGCCTGCATCTGCATCTACTTGAGTGTATTTTGTTCCGCCGTCATACCACGCTCTGCCACCTGAGAATGCGGTGTTTGCAAGTGCTCTTGTTTGATACCCTAATGCAGTAGAAAACCATTGTGTAGCCGAGCCTACTTGACATTGATAGCCGACAGAAAGACAATGGCTGCCGTTGATAGAGTTGTTATACCCACCAGCAACACAGTTATTAGCAACAGAACCTAAAGAGTTGCTGTTGCCTACGATTAAACTGTTTGCCCCATAAACTGTGTTGCTATATCCACCTGTAATCCCCCTGTCCGCAGATGAGCTTACAGTGTTTTGGTAGCCTGTCGTTACCCCTACAAATCCGCCAACAGTATTGTCTTGCCCAGATACGTTGTTGTTGCTGCCAGACACAGTATTTTCATATCCACTTATGACATTCCTTTCACCAGTCCCAGTGATAGAGTGCAGCTCGCCAACTGTGAGGTTATTCGTGCCGCTAATAATGACATCACCAGTAAATGTATCACCTGCTGTGTCTGCTTTACCTGAGATATCCTGATGGCTAGTTAGGTAACCTACACTACCATGATCTCCCCAGCCATAAGCTGTATCCCAGTTAGAAATCTTAGTAGCTGTTATACCTGAAGCTGCATGAGCAGAAAATATAGGATCAGTTTCAGTGTATGATGTAAGGTACCCTGCAGTGCTATGATCTCCCCACCCATAAGCGGTATTCCAGTTTGCTGAGTTAGCAGTTACTGTTGCCACAGCAGCTGAATGTGTACCCACTGTAGTGCTTAGGTTAGATATACTGTTAGTGTTAGTTGCTATATCTGCAGTGTTAGCTGCAATGTCTGCAGCAAACTGAGTAACATTTGTTGGTATAGCATCTACTGTAGTTTTAAGATCTTCAAAGCTAACAGACAAAGAACTTACTTGTTGGTCTAAAAGGTTAATTGCCCTTTGAGTAGCCTTAGCATCATACTTAACTGGTAACATTATCTGAATCCTCTCGTTCTTCCTTTTATTACTATATTAAAAATTTCCCATATATGAGAATCTTCAGAGCTTATTTTTAAAAATAAATATCTTCCTGAAGTTCTTATGTTATACTCTTTATATTCTTCGTTAGCATAAAAACTATCTTCAACATTAAAAGTAGGAGCATCGTCTATTTTGTTAGCCCAACCTATTTCAATTTTAGGATTTGAATTACCTATTTTACCAACCCTAATACTAGTTATTTCTTTAATTGCATAAGGGTCTCCTAAATCGTGAGCCTTAGTAAGAGCATAAACATAGCGATCATCTTCTGAAAACTCTTCAAAGTTAATATACCCATCAGAAGTGCCTGATGTTGCAAACTCAAATACACCAGCTTCAGCAACTGCACTGTTATCTCTTGTTCTTTTGCTAAACACACCTGTCTTATAGTTATATATAATTTCCGTATTACACTTAGTATCTTCTAAGGGTAGGTTCCATACAACTTCATTGTTATTTTTACTATGAAATGCGTTTACCAAGCCATATTGGTTTAAAGAAATGTTGTCTTTAATGTATTGATTAATACCTTCCTTTTCTCCAAGTATAGTAACAGAGTTACCATCTGTCATAAACAGTCCCTTTTTAGAAAGACCATAGTTAAGTCTGTCTACAGAAACTACTGACTTAGGAGATACTGCACCTACACCAGATGTCATTGCTGTTTGATACCCAAAGTAAAATGGATCACCTGTATAAGTAAGTATAAACATTTGATCATCAGTGTAAATAGCTTTAGACTCACCTAAAGGAACAATGCATCTAAGCTCTGAGTTAGCTTCACGTAAAGTTAGACTACCCGCAGAGTTAGTTGAAGATGCAATCCAATCATCAGGGTTATCTGCAGAACACCATGCTACATCATGGGGGTGATGGGTTCCACCTTCTTTATCGTAGTTAATTGCAAGGATATGTGGTCCTGATTTATCTACTGCTTTAACCCTAGTAAACGGACAGTTGCTAACTTGAACAGTGCATTCAAATGAACCTGAAGTAGCAGTTAAAGTATCACCATTAGTGTAAGCTGATCCGTAATTTGTTATCTTTACTCTAGTTACTTTATTTAATGATATCTCTGTTATCTCTGCTTCTAAGTTGCTTCCTGTACCCCCAGTAAAAGTTAAAGTATCTCCAACATTATAACCACTAGCAGTATCATTTGTTATCACTATCCCCGATACTTTTCCGTTTTGTAAATCAGCAAATGTTTCATGGTTCTTTTTAATTTGCAAAGGACCTGTGTTGTCTGCAGCTACAACCCAAGAACCAAAATTAACTAAAGACCATAGAGATGATTGAGTGATACCTAAGTCCCAAGAAGAGCTTCCATTATCCCAAACAGAAGTACTATTGTCCCAGAACGTGCTACCTGCTACTTCAACCAAACCGTAACCAGACCCTACTTCTACTAGGCCACTAATAAAATCATCTTCTCTAATCCTATAAAGTTTATTAGTATCTCCTATATACCACACTCTAGTATCAAACTCTTCCATAGTTATAATACCACGTATAGGTTTATCACTAATAGTATTAAAACCTACAAATCTTCCTCGTCTAGGTTTAATAGATGATTCAGTAAATTGAACGCCATCAACTTCTTCCCAGAAAGGAATGCTTGCATCAAATTTATTTGTTTGCCACCCAGATGGTAACAAAGGTGATAAGTCCGCTGGGAAAAACCCACGAGGACTTCTTGGTGAAGTTGACATATATTATCTCCTATGCAGTACGTTTCCACATATATACTGTCATGTAAGGTTGAAGGTTATTGTGCGCTGCACCACCACCTGTACTTGATGTTGTCTCAGGGTCTGAGTCTAACTCTGTGGAGTTACTGCCCTGAACAATGGGCGCAGATCCCGTTGAAGAACTAAAGCTACGACCTGTCCTAACCGTATGAATGTGAGTGTGCGAAGGCATTTCATTTGTAGTAAGTGTATGTGTCTTACTACCACCAGACTTATTTGCAGCATTAAAATCAGAATCAGCAGGATTAACACCAACAAGAACCCTACCTGCAGCATACGCAGTCCACGATCCACCAAAAATTGTTGATGGATTTGCACCACTTGTAGAAATGTATATAGCACCTACAGGGTACGCTGTTAAGCCCACTTGGTTTGTAGTAGTAGTAGCAATGCTAATATTACCTGAACCATCAAAGTCTGCATTACCTGTAATACTACCTGTTAATTGAATATTCCTAGTTGTAGAAAGTCTGTCAGCTTCTATTGTTTTAGGGTTTAATAGTGTCCAATTTTGAGTTGAAGCATTATACATTAAATCTAAATAATGAGTTGCACCCCCTATCTGACCACCTATCAAATTACTTCCATCAACATTTACAACAGGTCTTGCACCAGTGCCATCTACGTTTAAAGTAGTAGTACCTGTAGTGTTTGCAGTATTGGCTCTAACACAAATCCTTAGACCCTCTGCTAACGTAACGTTATTAGAAAAATCTGCAATATATGTATTAACACTAGGGGAAGTTGTAACTACAACATCTTCACCCATGCGTAGCATCTTGTTAATTTCATCTTTTGCTGCACCAAAATTATCCCTAACAGATTGAGTCGTAGGACTACCTGCTATTGGGTTGTTTTCATTAATTGAGCTTACCATTTTATTCTCCTATTTATTCCTGTTTACACCTTTTACTTTTTCTGCTGTTCTCATAGCACCTAACCCTAACATACCCATTAGGACTGGCATCATTGTTGACAGGTCTAGAACAGGGACCTCAATGGTAGAATTGGCAAGAGCAAGCGAAAAATTTGCCACTGGAATAAGTATGTAGTTACTCGCAAGTCCCACACAACAAGTCCAACCCACAGCTGGTCTCCAGCCCGAAACAAATAAATTCTTATGCGCCGCTTCCGTCTTATTAACTTCAAGTTGAGCTTTCGCAAGCTCCTGTGCGTGTTTCTCCGCCATAGTCGAGAGTTCAAAGGCAATGGCATTCTTCTTATCTTTATCCTCTATAAATTTATCTAACAGCCCAGTTACTGGGCCAATCAATTGTGTTAACATAGTCCTCTCCTATTTACCTAAAGGGTTAGATAAGTAATCCATACCCTGCCAGAGATCTTCTATCTCTCTCTTTATAGTTTTAAAATCATCGGAATAATCTTGCAATGTATCCGAAATAACCTTAGCTTCTGCAACTGTACCTTTTATAGTCTCTATATCCTTAGATAGCTCAGAAACGTCTGTATTCAATTCTAAGAGCTTTTCTTGTTGACCCTTAATGGTAATAAGGTTTGCTCCTAACTCCGCTAATTTACCCTGTAATTTGCTTACATCGTTATCTATTAGCTGCTGTTGTATAAGTTGTACTTGTTCTTCTAATGGTTTTATACTAGGGATCTTTCGGGACTCTACTGCTTCAAGTCTTGAGTATAAGCTAGAAGCTGTCCACACGGTACCCCCAATACTAGTACCAATAGTAAGTACGATAGCTATCCACACCCCTTTGAATGATGTGTTACCTATCTTTAATTCTGTTTTTTCTAGATCCATATTTAACAATCCGTTTCAAACATAAAGCAATTATATCCTAACGCTGTAGGTCCAGTTAGATAAAAGTCTGAGTCACTACCTAATGCAAGGATATCTGCTTCTGATGTGTATAAGTCAATGCCTATACCATCAGATCCGTTAAGGTATACTGCTGTTAAGTTTCTAGTTGTATTGTAGCCCATAGCTACCCATTGTTGATTAGCATCATAAAAAATGTTAGTCTGTTCTGCTGTAGTGTTAGCATTCTCTATACCCTGCTCTAAGAAACTTACTGCTGCTTCGTTATTAGCTACAGCAATATAAGCACTAGCATTGTTTGCATGGGTTTCAATATCATCTAACGATTCATTATAGCTATCTACAGTATCTTGAGATATAGTTAACATCTCTTGATTACTTGCTACAAACTCTTGAACATCAGCTTCCTCTTGTGGTGTAGCAGCTGCTTCTGACATCTCTGCTACTTCTACTACTTGTACCATTTCAACTACAGCTTCAGTAAAGGTATCAATAGCAGAATCCATAAGGTCTAGCTCACCTGCTGCTTTATCTTCAAGTACAGCCTGCAAGTCCCCAAAAGGTTTATAGTTACTCATACCTAGCAATGCACTGTTATAAGCTTCTAGTTGTTCTGTAGTAATATGTGCAGATTCTGATAGGTTCCCTGAGGATAGTCCACTACCCTGGTAGCTATACTCTGTAGCTGCACCAACTAAATTTATACCCAAGTCTATTTGGTTTACAATATCATTAGATGTTTGTATAAGATTATCTAACTCACTTGAGTGTGCTGCGGAACTTACCGCTAATAGAAATAACGCCTTCAGTGTCTTCTTCATTTATTGTCTCTCCGATCCCTAGTATTTTATTATACCACTCCTGAGTATCTGTTGGCTTTTTACCAAGCTTACCATAGTCAGGTATATAAGTTTGTGGTTCTGTTTTCATTAAAAGAAAAGCTCTTTTCCCTACCACTAACTTACCATTATGCATTAGTGGACAGGGTGTGCCTGAGACAAACATAGACCTCCACACTCCGTGGTCTTGACACATTCTTGCAATAGCAGCTACCTTCATCCCAAGGTCGCTTAGAACTTTAGAGTCCCTTCGTCTATTACAGTCATTATCCTTTTCGTAACTGCCAGTGCTAATCCCTACTGCAACTGTTTGGATAGAACCCCCAACACCTTGCAAGCAGGTTTCACTCCCATTAGACATATACGTTGGGGTTATTGCAGAGCCTACAGGTATTTCACTACTAGACCCTGCCCCGTTGTACGTGTTAGATACTGACTTATCTTCTGTTACATTATTACTAGATACTGTAGAGTTTACATTGCTTGTATTTAAGCTACCCTCTTGAGTATTAGTGTTGTCTGCTGCAAAAGATAATTGTGATGCTAGTAAAAGCAATATAAGTAATCTATTCATACGTCCTCTTATTATTTAGCTAGAGGACCCTTTCTATACTTAGCTGTCTTCTTAGCAATCTTTTTGGGTTGCTTACTAAACTGTTTACCTTTTTTAGTATCTTCCCTTTTCTTTTTACTAGTTGCAGCATACTCTTTAGAAGATAAAGCTTCCCTAGCTTTCTTTGGTAAGTAACGCTCACCAGTAGCCTTAGGCCCTTGAGTACTATTCTTTCCAGATTTAGTACCCCATTTTTCTTTAGTCCATTTAGTCATAGACTTTTGAGCCTTAGTCTTTTTACCTGTGTAACCACCACCCATTTCCCGATAGTACTTACCAGCTAACTGCATAGCCCTAGCTGAGTGCTTACCGCCCATCTTAGCTTTAGCTTTAGCCTTAGCTTTAGCCCATAACTTTTCATTTGTTCTAGCCATTACCACTTCACCTTATCAGCCCAGTAAGCTGCTGACATTTTACCCTTAGCAATATTCTTCCCGTGCCTAGCTTTAAAGCTTTTACGCTTAGCTTTCATTCTAGCACCTTCACCTGCTTTAGGTTTACCCGCAGTACTTGCTCCCTGCTCTCCGAAGCGTATAGTCTTAACTCGATCACCTTCTTTTGCCACAACTACGTGTGATTTTTTAGGGTGATTAGGGGTACGTTTTGGTTTGTTAAAACCAGATACCCCAGCTCTTTCTAGTCGAGGATCTCTTTTTCGTTTAGCTAGGGGTCCTTTACGGTCTGCCATGTTGACCTCCTATTTTAAAAAATCTTTATTTAATACTTTATCTACAGTTTCTCGTATATGACGTATGTTTTCATCTATACGAGCCAATGCAACCTGTTGACCCTGTACGTTTTCTTCTATGGCTGTAAGCCTAGCGTCCTGACGAACAAGTTCTTTTTCATTACTTAATATATTATTATCTAATTCAGTAATAAAACTAACAAAGTATACAAACTGCAGCCCTAATGCTAACAAGAACATAACTGGTATGCTTTTATTTAAAGTAAAATCCATTACTCTTCCTCAGATTGATCAAAATTAACTACTTCGTCAGATGCATTGTCTACTATAGACTGAGCTTGAGCCCGTTCTTCTTCATCCTTAACGATTAAAGGGTTAGCTACTTCTTCAGTGCCCGCTTCTTCACCGTTTTCATCGTAGGTAGCTACCGTAATAGTAGCTTCTAAAGGTTCGATAGCAGGTATAACTCGAGTTTCCGTTACTTCTACAACTTGGTTTGTTGTTTCATCGTACTCTGTCTCACCTGTAAGAACCTCAACAGTTACTTCAGGCACACCAACAGACAACACATAGTCTTCTAGTCTTAGAACAGCCTTTCGGTATTGCTCTAAGTTCCAGTTAAACTCGTTGTTAGCTCTGTTAGTGTCTGTGTCAGCTTCAACACCATCCATGTACGTATCGAATAGTCCATCAGCTTTACGTATAGACCGCTCACGCTTCCATTGAGGCCAATCGTTATCAATATACCTCTGCGTTCTGCGGTTAATTTGTTGGGAACTTAAAGGTTTCATTCCCTTGTGTATAAAAATCATTTATAAACTCCTATCACCGCAGTTTCGGTGGTTGCTGTAGGCTCTACGGTGGGCTTGAGCCATTGGTTAATGCCGTCTGTTTTAATTTGGTAGTCGTAATCTTCACCTTCACGAGCAAGCTCGCCGTTAATAAACACACGGGAGACATCTAAGGTTTTTGGTAAGCTCTGGATTACATGGTGTGAACCTTCAGTAAGTATTACGTTATCTATAGAACCTACAAAATTAGACTGGACATAAAAGTTTAATCCATCGTTACCTGTGCCTGCTGTCAAAACTATGGTGTACGTACCATTACCAGTGATGTTAACACCATATCCTTGATTTCTTATATGAGGGTTAACACCGCCACCCGAATGTCCTGAAAGGGTAAATGTAAGTGTGTATTGTTTACCTGTAATTAGCTGACCTTTTAAATCGGACTGACTCTGCGTGAAGCTACTATTGCTTGTCTGTGAGCCGTCACAACTAGCAGTGCCACCGCTAATGGTCCATTCGGCTCCTTTATTCCAGCCACTGTCATAATCAAAGCTACCGTTGACGACCATGTTTTCGCTTACTTCTTGGACTGATACGTTGTCGAATGTTCCAACCGCTGTTGAACCATAGCTATATACTCGTATTTGGTCACTTGATGTGTGAGCTTTCCATGTAACTGTGTAAGTACCTGTTGAAGTGAAAGTAGCAGATTCTTGATAAGCATTGCCGTCATGGACATACAACCTAAAAGTTCCTGATGTATAACTAGTACAAGTTACTGTTGCTTTGTATGTTTTACCTACGGTTGTTTTTAAAGTTTGCCTTGCACTGGTGTATTGGGCAGTTGAGTTAGCCCGTAACTCTCCATTGCTTATTTCCCAGTTTGTGTCTAGCGTCCAATCACTAGAAGTACCGAAGTTTCCGTTATCTATAAGGTTATTTAGATATATTTTTTTCTTTTCGGCACCTGCAAAAGAAAGAGCAGTCAGCTCCTCTCTAATGTTTTTTAATTTTTGAGTTATTTTAACTGCCATTTCTCACCCCAATCACAACAGTTTCTGTGGTTGCTGTGGGTTCAACAGTAGGCTTGAGCCACTGGTTGATACCATCGGTTTTCACTTGGTAATCGTAGGCTTCACCTTCACGAGCTAACTCTCCGTCAATGTAAACATCTTTGACATCGTAGCCGTAGGGGATGCTTTGGATTACTTGGTGGTTTCCTTCGGTTACTATGATGTTGTCTAAGGAAATATTGCCGCCACTACTTGAAGTTTCAAATGTAATGGTGTCTGTCACAGCATCTGCAATGAAAGTGTATTGTTTAAGACCAGAACCTAGATTAACCTGACTCCCAAGAGGTAAGCCTGTCATATTGTAATTACCTGACGACACTGTACTCTCAAAAATAATAACGTATGTCTTACCAACAACTAGAGAAGAAATGGTCTGTGAAATGCGTCCACGATTACTACTATCAGTTCCAACTAAGTTAACTGCGCCTGACGAGTGACTCACTGTGCCGCTGCCTGAAGAAACATCAGTCCACCCAGTAGTACCATTATCAAACGTACCGTTGGTTACAAGGTTTTCGCCTACTTCTTGGACTGATACGTTGTCGAATGTCAGTGTACCTGTAGAACTGTTTAAGATACCAAACTTTACTAAAGTCGAATCTGAGGTAGCTGTGTGGTATAAAACACGAGTTCCTGTAATGGCATTACTTGTATGTTGTGCAGAGCCAAAATCCACAGCATAAGAATTACTAACCGCTGTAACGGTGTAAGTTAACCTGTACGTTTTACCAACTTCTGTTTTTATGTATTGCTTGGCATCACCATAGTTATCATTACGGGTTAGAGTAGCAACCCCACTCGATACAGTTAAGGTGGTTGCCGCAGGAGCTGTCTCCCAACCAGTAGTCCCATTACTAAAGTCACCATTAGTCACCAAGTCATCCAAGTACAGCTTATCTTCCTTGGGTAAACCCCCCTGATCTCTCAGGGAGGCTAGCTCTTCTCGCAAGTTTATTGCGGGTTTTGATATTTGTACTGTCATATTTTATTCCTCTATAACCAAGCCGTTGCTTGCGCTTATTGCTACATTGACAGCATGGGTTGTATTATCTATTCGTTGCAGACCACTAAACATAGACGTGCCGCTTGGTGTACCTGCATACAAAAGATTTTCATCTTCGTCGTAATCCAGTGCCTTAACTGTATCACTTCCATATAAAGTACACTTAGCTCCCTCTTGGAATAAGGGCTTTTCATCACGATATATTTTTTCTATTTGCTCTGGGGTTGGAGCTGTGGCTGAGATGCGGAGTAGTGCAAGGTTACCCGATAAACCACCAGCTTGGGTATTGCTTATTACACCTACATTTAAGGGTGCTGAAGTGTTTGTGTAATCGTTAGTGTCTGTAACAGAGCCTACAAGTTTGCCATCAACATATTGAGATAGAACACCATCTTTTCGTGTCATAACGAGACAGTGCCAAAGGTTATCATCAAAACCTCCCCCTATGCCTTCCATAACCCATGAGTTATTATCTCTAAACCTAAACTTTCCTTGATGTAAATCTACTCTAAATCTTTGTCCAGTTTCGTTAGCGTCCCAACGGTCAACTATTATGCCAAAAGTATCAGCAGATTTTATCCATACTAAAACTGAAAAATCACCAGTACCGAAGTCTAGGTCACTATTATAAGGTTGTTGTAAATAGTTAGTGCTACTAATACCACTATAACCCATAAGCTCCGCACCAGTTGCTACAGCAGACTTAACAATAGTACCGTTGACATTTAATCCTGCTCTGGCAACTCTACTTTCTTTAATAGCTAGGTTAGGCTCGACTCTTTTAATGGATACATTGTCAAATGTACCCCTAAAATCATTAATACCGTATAGTCTAAACTGCATTAACTTTGTACTTTCGGCTTTAAAATAATCGACAACATGTGCTGATCCAAAAGTATCCCCTAAAGTAATATACCCACTACCTGTATCTATAAATACATTTGTTTGGTTGTGACCACCTGTATGCGTGACGTCATACTCAACTTTATAAACTTCGCCTTTTACGATATTTATATTCTGAAACAAAAATGAGTTAATATCACCCTGATACCTTTCAGCCGCACCAGATCCATCCCACCTAAAGTCGCTTCCACTCCATGAGTTAATGTCAGAGTCAAAAGTACCGTTGGTTATCATCTCAGTTGTAGTCAGGGTTTCGGCAGTTGTGCTAGCTAGTGTGGCTAACTTAATATCGCCATGCATCCAACCAGTGTTATAGGTATCTGTGATGTAGGCTGACATTTGACTATCACCTGCAT